TACCTGCCAGAGGACCCGGCAGCGGTTCCGGATAATTTAATTATCAGGCTGTCAGGATCCAAGGTTGACGGACCAGCGCCCAAGGCCTGGCCGTGGACTTCTTCAGTAGTTACGAGCCCGGAAGCTCGAACATGTCCAGCCCCGACTCAGTCGAACGAATGCAAAGATTGCCGGGCATGTTGGGACCGGTCGACGCCAGACGTTGCATATGGTAAACACTAAAAATGGAATGGAGGCATCCGAAATATTACGCAGAGCTCAGGAAGCTTAGGAAGAAGGAACAAGCCAGCAAGCCTGCAAGCAGCAAACCTACAAGCTCTCAAGCACAAGCCGACAAGCGGTCCAGCCACAAGCCAGAGGCTGCAAGCTCAGACCTTCCCTCACAAGAGAAATAATTTCTGATCCAGGGTACAGGCGTACCTTCCCCTTATCCGGGGAACAAGCACAAAGTATATAGGTATTATTTTTATGTTTCACGTGAAAAGAAACCTGATGGGGGGATATTTGGACTTTTTGGGACTTAACTGATTTTAATTCCAATGTGAAAAAGTTGCCGTTAGGAGTATAACCCAATAGATCAGGAGTGCCAAGTAAGGCCCAGTTTTCAATCCTAATCCACGAAATTTTAGGTGTTTCAATTTTTAATTTCCTCCATAAACTACGTTCAGAAATAACTTTATTCTGACCCATAATTCAATCCAAAGGAATTACAAAATTTTAATGGGCATGCCCATTTTTTCTGTAGGTTTTTTACAAGTTAAAACTAATCGGTGAGTTTCTTTACTACCAATTATTTTATTTTCAAGAAGTTTCGCACCTGTGATGTCATAAAATTCTCCGTTGGGTAATTCTATCTGAACTCTAGCACCTTGGCATGTTGGAGATGTAAAAAACTTATCTAGGCCTTGTCTGAATGTCTTTCCGTCTATCATATTTCTAGTTGTATATATAAACTATGTGGGATATATTGCAACCACTATGGCCAGACCAAAAGCTTTAACGAATCAACAAGAAAAGTTTTGTTATTATCTTGTATTTGGAAACCCAGAAACAGGGAATCCATGTAGTAAATCAGAAGCTGCTAAACTAGCAGGATACAAAGACCCTGTATTTTATGGAAGTAGACTCTGTAATGTAGATAAATACCCACTTGTTGTAGCGTTTAAACATGAACTTGAACGAGAGTTAAAAGAAAAATACTCAATTAATTACGACGGACACGTCAGTAAGATGGGGGAGCTACGAGATCTAGCAAAAGATCACAAACAATTCTCTAGTGCAATTAGAGCAGAGGAATTAAGAGGTAGACTCCAAGGATATTATGTTGAACAAAAAGCTGTACTGCATAAGAAAGTAACTGCAGAGGACGCTAAAAAGAACATCAATAAATACGAAGATATTATCAAAGCTAGAAAAATAACAGCTAAATTAATCAAAGACTAAATTGGAATCTTTTCCATTTTAACAATACAACCCACAGGAAAAACATTACGGTCAGAAAATGAAACGTCTCTATCCTCATATGATGCGAATGTCCAAACGAATTTGGAAGTCTTTTTGTATATGTATGCATGTGTTATCATTTTGCTGCATTCGAATTTATCAAATTCTTCGACTGATGCATGGCCTGCATCCCCAGTTATGTCGATCCACTCTAAACGATAAAAATAATACTTCTTCGAACCGATCAAGACGTGCTTAAATTTGGATTTCTTATTTCTCTTGGGCATGGCTATGTATACTCCAGGTTTTATAATTTATAAATTTATTTATAGAATCATATGCGCGCGTCCCTTGAATCGTTGGTATTACTAGGTTTTTAGCAATTGTACCAATTGTACCTGATTGTACCAAGGGTATTTGGTACAAAAATGAAGGAATAAGTGTTGGTATTACTATGTTTTTTAAATTGTACCAATTGTACCAAGGTTTAAAAAAAATAAAAAAATTTTTTTTATTTTTATACAGAAAAGTGTATACAATGGTGTAGATGTCATATTTTCTCAATAAAACTGCGGAGTATTCAATCATTTTTTGTATCCTGACCCTCTTTTGTCTTTGGTACATTTTGATAATATTGGTCTACTTTCTTCAAGAAGGTGTGCATATAACCCTGAAATTCTTTGTCAGATACTTCAAACTTTTGAAAGAATCCATCTTTACTACACATTAGAATGATTCCAGACTGTATCTCTGTGTCGTAGACACAGTTATGGGCCATAGCATAAGCTGCTAGCTGGGTGAAGTAGTCATCAATCCATTCACGCTGTTTAGGTCTATTCGTCTGTTTGAAGTCAATGATTGCAGGTTTACCAGCATAGACACCAACCACGTCTGTCTGTCCGGCGTAAAGTCCAGGGTAGAACAGAGTCACCTCACTGCCCCAGACCTCTTCCAGGTCCCCGAGCCCTGATTCGATAACAATGTTGGCCATTCTTCCTGCCTCTTTACCCACGGCTGTTAGGTCTAAATGTGGCGTATTATTTAGATAACCTTCAAGATAGGTATGCATTGCTGTCCCTCTCATAGCAGATATATCCCTGATTCTGTCGGCATTTTGCTGTCCCATCCTAGCCTGCCAATTAGCTAAACTCTTTCGCTTTTCTTCTGACTGAGTCTGTGATAGTATAGTAGTTACAGATGGTAACTTTTCGTTATCTATTTCGTAGTGTCTTTGACCCATGACTAGTGATCTTGTAGACGGTGGGTAAGAGAATCTTTTATTCCATTTCATTTCTTTTTATTCTTTAGTTTCCAAATCTCTGTTTCAACTGCACTCAATCCACGAGGTAAGGCAGTCTTTTCAAATCGGTGCACAGCTCCTTCTCCGGTCAACACAGTGCCTGCTACTTTGCCAGCTACCATCTTTTTACCACCTTTAATGAAGAATTTATCTTTCTTCACTGCGTATCTGCTATTACGTTTAGATCAAAAGCTACAATCTTCTTAGCTTGTTTAGATAGATTATGAGGCGTAAAGTGTCCGACGTGACTAGGTACAATAACCATATCACCTTCATTCACTGCCATGTCATAATACTGTGTATGTCCTGTAACCCAATCAGGATTAGCATTTACAAAAACAGTATGAGGCATCTTATCTTTTAAAGTTAGATATACGATTCCTGACAGTCCTTTGTTGTTATGATTATGGTACGGATGATAGTCACCTGTCTTATAACTTGCTGACCATACGTCTGTAATCTCGCAATGTTTTTTAATTATATTCGCAAAACCATTTAACTCCTCTTGAAATATTTCTCGAAAAGGTTCTACAAAATTAGAACCACGATTCGATGCAAATGTTTGTAATTGCGTAGGTTTTTCACGATACGTACGCAATACTTTTTCTATGTTTTTCTTCTTAACTGTAAAATTATTTACTCTAACTTTCCAAAATGGAACAACAAATAGAGCATCACTTGTCCACGTCATTAAACCTCCAGACTCATATATTGTTTATATTTTTCTAAATCGACAACGTTACCATTCATTACTTGTCCACCGTAATGATCGATAATCTTTTGTATGCCCTCCATCTTTACATGGGTGTATGGCCATAACAATCTAGCTACAAAGTATGCGTCTCTAAACTGACATCTCCAACGCCATTGTTTTTTCCAACCCACAGTGTACGGAGTTTTGTATCTTTTTCTTCCGACTGTACCAACCTGCAATACTTCATGGACCCAACGTAGAACAGACTCATCTGTCATTGCCATTTCCATTCTGATACTCCAGGTAGGGTAAGCCTTCTTCTGGTGTTTACGTTTACGCATATATTGTTTGTAAGTTATACTGCCCTCACCATCAAATAACCCGGCTATATAACTTATATCTGATTCAGATATCACAATATTTTACCTTGGTTTCTTACAAGTCTAAAATTATTATTCTCTTCTAATAATCTTTCAAACTCTTCTTCAAGTACCTTATTTTTCTCAATGAGTTTTTTATTTGATTTTTTTAAATACTCATTCTGATTTGTAAGATACTCGATTTGATACTCCAAGTCGTTAGGTCCTCTCTCAGATTTATTCTGCAAAGATTGTTTAAAACTCTCTGCAAGATCAATCTGTTCTTGTTCAAACTTATCAGTGTTTTGTTTCGTCAACGTCCACCTCCCCTTGGTTATTACAAAAATCACAATCGGCCCATACTTCTTCTCTTACTTGATCGTAAGGAACTCTGACGAACCCATTGCCTTTACATACTTCGCAGATCTTCTTAGTCTTTTTTTCTGAGTCGGCCATTTAGTTTACTCGCTTTCTCATTTACTAAAACAGTTATTGTCTGTGATCTACTTAATACAGTATTGGGTACCATCTTCTTGCGAAGCAAGTCCAATGTGTCATACGTCTTATGCGATAATGAGACGTTTTTATATTTGCTTATGTCAGTCATAAAGCTTATACTCCTTTCTTAGATTTAGCATATGGGATTTATCTCACAATATACAATAGGTGTCAATGAAATTTATTTTAATTTTAATTATGTGTTCAGGAATGGCTGGCACATGTATTCCCTCGTATGAATGGCCTGAAAAATTTGATACCATGTATGAGTGTTTACAGTTTGGTTATGGCGAGGCATCTAAAAAATTAGCTGAGTTGGGTCCAGATAATGTTAACGAATTATACGCTCACATTAAATTTTATTGTCAACCAGTTACAGAAACATAATCATCCAACCCCCACAGTTTCCGTGCACGTACTCCTGCAGGAGCAAAGGCTCCACACCTCCACGGTACTTGCCGCTTCTTAGGTTGCCGTACAGAGGCTAGCGCGAGGCGTTACATGGACGGAGGTCCTTTTCAATCTTTTTGTATACAACCATAAAAATGACCACTACCATCATTCATTACATGAGCGTTGATAGGATAGTCATGATACGTTGTAAGCTTCAACCTGATGATGTCACACAAATCAAAAAAATTAATTTGATCTTTGTTAAACAACATCATGTCAGTCATCATTCTTTTTGTTACTTCGACTAGATGATACATCCCGTCTGTTAATATAATAAGGTCCATTTACTGGTCTGATATTTGTCCACCAATTTTAGTCCCCCATAATATAGTTTTCCTGAGCCCCGGTGCTTTAATCTCGACATCTACACCGTATGGTTTCCAGGCTTTCTTCATTAGGTTTAACTCCAATAGAAAATTAATCCATTGTTTTTGAGTTATGCCTTTTGGTTTTATTGTTATTATTTTTTCTTTCATAGGGATAATATAATATCCCAGAAAATAATGTCAAGCTATTGTTTTCTGCCCTGACGATTATATTTTTTATGTGATCTTTTCTCGTGTTTATTGAGTTTTTTCTTATGACGTCTAGGACGTTTGGGAGGTTTATCTCGCGGTACGAAATGTATAAATTTAACTCTCGCCATCGTTAAAGTATCTATCTAAATCTGATTTCAATGTGTTGGGATGCATTGTTGGTATATAACTTATCTTACCATTTACGTGTTGCTCTAGGTCTGCACCACACGTCATACATCTATAGAATTCTTTTGTAAGTCCCACTAATAGAGTGTGCTCATCACAGGTAGGACATTTACCTGTAACAATTTCTGCCTTAAATTTTAGAAAGCCTTTTCCTGTCATATATTCTTTTATTCTTTATCACTTTTTGTTTGAAATGTCTAAGTTGTCTAGCTACAGGGTTGCGTTTCTTGTTCGCTTTCTTCATTATTCTAAGATTAATGAAAGAATTTTTTTCTCTCCCATGTATACTTCTACGTTTGCTTTAGATTGTATACATTTAAAAACTACTCTATCACCAGGATTTCTATCCTTCATTGCGTAACGTCTAGCTTTCATACAGCTAGATAACGACTCGTGATAACGATGTTCTATAATTTTATGGTCCTGTAAGAGTAACAGGGCAAAAACCATCTCTATCATAATACTTTACCTTTATTTATTCCTTTTTTAATCATGTATTTTTGTGTACCATTCTTGCCGTGTTCAACAGATTGTTTTAAATTTTTAACAAAATTCATCTGCTTTGCTTTCTTTTCCATGTCAGCAATATATTGTACAATTTGTCTATTAATGCGTTCCATTACCATTCCTAATTAATTTTTCTACATCCTCTGTAAGTTTTTCTGTTCTGCTTTTTAAAAATTCTATATTAACAGCATTGTTTCTCATACCTTTAATCTCTGTATCTATATCCTCTACGACGCTGCTTAAATGCTCCACCAACATGAAAAGCTCGGCCTCCCCACTTGACTGACCAAGTTCTCCACGAGGGTATTTGATTCTAAACTCTGAGTTTTGTTCTAAATCTTTTTGCATCAACTCTATCTTTGTTGAATGTTGATTTAGTTTTTCGTGAATACCAAAGTAAGCCCAGGTCCCAACCGCGATCATCGCGATCAAACTGGCAACCGTCTTCATTGGCATCTGCACGGCGGCCTGCTCCGATATCTTGAGTGGTTTGTTGCTCATCTAGGAATATAACCTGGCTCCAGAAAGAAGGCCATGAGAACGAATAATATAATTAAAACTCCCGTGAAATAATAATTCATTCCTGGCTACCTCTATCATGATTAATTCCAGATTTTTCGTTTTAAGTTTCTAATTGGTCTTACGATCCATTTTCTAAAAAGTGCTCTAATCATTATATTATGATTGCTCCTATTATGAATCCTGCCACAAAACATACTATCTCTGTTCTGTAATGTAACTGCCAGACCATAAATTTATCTTTGTATTTACTTATCATCGTTTTCCTCCAAGTTTCTCAGCTGATAGTCATAACTCCCTTCTTCATGCTCATCCGTTATCCATTTAGCTGAATTTTCTACGGAATATATCTTACTTGTTACAAGTCTGTTAATCAAGTTTTTTGATGGGTCCACACCCATAGATGCATCGAACATTTTAAGCCTATTATTGGGCTGTATTGCGAAGTTTCCGTCCTCTAATTGAAGAACATGACCACATTTATGCTGGTCTGGTTTCTCTGCATAACCAAAATTTAATTCGTTGAAATCACCTGCGCACCAGTCGATTGTGAATAGGTATTTACCCTTACGTTTTACTTTACGTCGTGATGTGTATTGCATAGTTGCACCAGCTAACTCATAAAAAGTTGTGACACTTACATTGTAACTGAAACTATCCCACATAACTAATTCATCTAGAGGTAATTCTTTTACACCTGGTTTTGTACAGAAAGCTGAGATAGGTGCTCGCCACCACAAACCACCATCTTCCATTAAGAAATGAAACAACGGCACTCTGTTTGGTATAGAACTAAAACCAAACACTCCTACTTCAAAATATTTATCGTGGGAATCTTTTTGATCTCTAAGGTAATTACCCCTAACGTAACATTCTATTACGGGTATGTTTGCATTTAAATAAGCCATAATAATTATCCGTTTATTTCACCCCAATTGCTACCAAACTCATAGTCAACTTTGTTAGGGACTTCTAGTGTAACAGCATGCTCCATAATTTCAATTATCTTTTTAGCGTGTGCGTCATCTTCAATTGATAAATCTAATTCATCGTGTATTTGTATGTGCGGCACAATTCCTTCTTTGTATAATTCTAACATTGCTTTCTTTGTCATGTCAGCTGCTGATCCTTGTATTAATTTATTTAATGCTTTGTATGTGTAAGCTCTCCTGATCCCCGGTCCATGCTCCCTGAGTGCTTCTTCGTGCGGCAATGCTTTATGCATACCAAACTGATTCGGTTCCCATAGATGAAACCTGCACAGTCTACCCAGCAGTGTTCGTATCTGTCCACGATCCTGTGCTCTGTTTGATGCTTTTTCCATCAACTGTTTTACAAATGGTACACGTGAATGATACGTGTTAAATAAGTCTGCAGCTTTTTCTTTTGTTACACCTAACTCTGCCTGTAGTTTAGCTTTACCCATACCATAAAACAAACCAAGGTTAATTGTCTTTGCTTGTGATCTAGGTATCTGTGCCATGTCTGCTACAGTCTGGTGAAAGTCTGCGCTTGAATCATTGCTGTAAGATTCAACAACATCATAAACTGATGGAAGTTTATATAAAGATGCATAGTGTACTACGAGTCTAGGTTCTTGTTGAGAATAGTCAAAAACCCCCCATTTATGGCCCTTTTCTGGTATAAATAGACTTCTAATTTTAGGACCAAGATCTTTATTTCTTGCAGGAATCTGTTGTAGATTCGGATTCTGGTAGGAGAACCTACCAGTCACCGTGCCCCCGGTTTGTGATCTCAGCTGATTTATCTCAGCATGTATTCTACCTTTGTGTTCGTAACGTAGAATAGAGTCTATAAAAGTTGTGTGTGCTTTATTTATTTCTCTTGCCTGTGCAATCATATTTACAACAGGATGTTTGTGTTCTTGTAAAAAATTTTTTGTAAAACTTGGTGATGCAGTTTTTTCTGTACGTGGATACTCTAATCGTAACATGTCAAATACATTTGCAATAGATCTTGCTGCCCAGATTTGTGTATCAATGTTTGTTTCTTTTTTTATTTTGTGAAGTAGATCTTGTTCGGCTGTCTTCATTTCTTTTTTCATTTGATGTGCACGTTCTATGTCTACACGTACACCTTTGAATCTCATATCAACTAAGCAATGAAACAAATCAGATTCCAAATCAAATATATCTTCAAGGTCTTGACTTATAATTTCTTTTTTCATTTCTTGCCAAAGACCAAGTGTAACTTCAGCATCACGCTCAGCGTATGCACCAACGTGCATCGCAGGTAGTTTGTACATTTCTGATTTAGGATCTATACCCCACTCAGATGCAGCTTCTGCTAATGCTGCTTCGTTCTTACCATAACCTAAGTAATGCCACGATAAACTATTGAGATCGTAACGAAATCTATTTTCATCAGTCACAGCTGCGGCTATCATAGTACAAGCTATGTCACCATTTATTTTGAAACCCATGGCACGTAGCCAACATACGTCGTAGATCGCATTATGAAATACCTTTGTTGATGGCGCTTCTAGTATATCTTTTAACCAAGACAAGACTCTCGTCCTATCCATGTTACCACCACCTTCATGTGCAATAGGAAAGTATCCTTTAAAATGTTTTGTAGCAACAGCGATACCAATAACCTCACCATTACCAATAACAGAACCAGATCCTTTTTTAATTAGATCAGGATCTTTTGTCTCCAGGTCAATTGCAATCTCATCAACTTGTCGTAAGTCTGGAAACTCAGTTGGTTTTACCCACTCTGTCTGTGCTTCAAACTTAGGAATTTTCACTATAATCCCTTTCGATTATCATTTCTAAAAAATGTATTGCCTTCAATATATCTTCCTTCTTTCCCTTCAGCCTGTGCCTAAGAATATACTTTATAGCACAACCTTCAGGATATAACAACTCATTCTCTACTACAAACTTGCTGGGCTGAATCTTAAAATTTTGATAGTGACTCCCGCCGTGTTGCTTATCCCAAACTTTCGATGTCATAACCTTTGTCCTCCTGTTTTGCAGTCATGATGTATAGGTTTTGTTTTGTTCTCGTTACACCTACATACCAAACTCTTTGTTCTTCATCGTACTTGTCTTGACTTTTTTCTAACGCTTCTCGTATTGTTTTTGTATTATCTAAGATCAATAAAACATTATCTGCTTCTCCACCTTTTGCAGAATGTATTGTAGATAGTTTTACTCTTGGTTCTTGAGATAATTTTTCTTGAAATCTTAACATCTCTCTTATGTATAGACATTCTTCTGGATCTACTGTGAACACATCAAACCATTCCTCAGTCTTGTAAAAATTAAATTCAAACAAGTCATACATTTTTTCTTCAGTCGGTTCTTCTGAACGACCAGCAGATTCTAGAATACCTTTTACTTCTGATAAAGACAAGAGGTCACCTTTTTGCCATCTGATGTAGTTTAGAATGTTTCTAAACAAAGTAGTCTTGTAACTTTTTCTATTTTTAAATTGAAAATAAATACCCATGTCTTTTAGAATTGGTTTTAATTTTGACAGCTTGTCATTGTATCTAGCCAGGATCAACCAGTTACCCTCGTATAACGGGACGTCTTCAATGCTGGTTACATAATTTATATAGCCGTCTTCATCTCTAGCTTTCCAAGATTTTTTTATTCTTCTGTCATCAGGTATACGATCTAGAATTTTATCAGCCACGTTTTGAACAACTTTGGGGACTCTGTAGGATTGTGGCAAAATTATGTCTTTCTTTGAAACTTCATGCTGAAATTTTTTTACATCTGCACCTGCCCAACCATAAATAGCTTGATCATCATCACCTGCTAGTATAACATATTTGCTGTTTTTCTTGATTATATCAACCATTTTCCATTGTATTGGTGATAAGTCCTGAGCCTCATCAATAAATGCAACGTCAAATTTGGGACATAATTCAGACACATTAAATTTCTCAATCATGTCAGTAAAATCTACCAGTTTAAAAGCATCCTTGTAGTTATTTAATTCGTCAGAAAGTATCTGCAACAGCCTGCTGTCCAGGTCCTGTGAGTACATGTCTGTATTGTATTCATCTTCAATTGATATTTCTTTTATACGTGCAGCATTTATTAAATTAAAATATTCACTATCAGAGTCTACGAATCCTGTGGTTTCTTGACCGTCTGAGTAGACTGTAACTTCAATACCTATTTTTCTACCAATGTCCTCATAGTGTTCGTCTTGCATAACTTCGGGTTTTTTAAGACCAAGCCTTGTAAAAGCCAGTGAATGTAAAGTTCTAAAATACTTTAAATCTTTTCTTTCAAAAGCTGTATGATAGTCTAACATTCTATCGATAGCCTCGTTGGCTGCTTTGGTTGTAAATGCAAAGTAACCTATCTTATCTATGGGCGTACCAAGTTTTAAAAATGTCTTTACATAACTTAATAGCTTTGTAGTTTTCCCTGTTCCCGGAGGCCCGTATAGTTTACGACTAATCACATCTTCTCCCGTATGTATCTTTTAAGTTCTTTGTCCTGCACATTCTCTGGTATCCTGTTCTTGTAGAATATTTCATAACTATCACTACCATACTTACCGATACCAAATAATCTTGTTGCATCCACACCATCCCAACCAAGATAATCTTCTGACATACGCCATATTCTATTTGCTCTGACATTCTTCATGCCTAAATCTTTTAGCATTTCTGCAATCGTATCTTTATCTGAATTTAATAAATGTATTGGTGTTGGAAACTTTTTAAAAAAATCTGGTAATATATTTTTTACTTTCTTACGTCCCGTTTGGTTAAGACAGATCACACCGACCATGTGTTGCCATTTGCTACCTACCTGTTGTTGCACCATAAGATCATCTCTCATTACATTATCTCCGTTTTATGTTTTATTTGAGAATGGTGTATTGGCACCTCTTCAAATTCTTTTATATTTATTTGTATAATATTCTTGGTTGATGAATTGTATTTACCAGCTTCTTTAGATGGGAATCTTTTCTGCTCCAAAAATTCTATCTCACAGTCTTTGTATATTACCTGCATCATACGTCCTGTTTTGTCCTCACTGTGTTTCCAATTTTTAGATTTAAGTTTGTCAAAAAATTTATCAAATTTAAAAAATGCATAGTCACCTTCAATTAACACAGATCCAGTTTTAAATGCTGCATCGTTTGTAGCTTTGGGTCCATTTATTTTTGCATGTAACACATCATGCAGTTTTTCTTTTGGTGATGTACCAATAGGTGGGTGCACAACTTTCTGTGTCGCATACAAAGCATCCATAACAGCTTGCTCTTCATCACCTTTAATTAATGGTGGAAAGAATCCTGCAGCTTTTGAAATCGCATTTCTTCTCTTACGTTGATCGTTTAAATGTTCTACAGATCTACAGTGTACCGTTGCAGTTTTGATACCATCTGGTTTTGTTACATCAAATTCATATTCTGGTTCTGGATCTAAGTCTATTTTCTTTAAATTATTTAGTGTAGGGTACGATCCTTTTGATCCAGCTAACACACCAAATCTTTTCTTAACACAGATACCTTTTTTACAATGCTCACTCAAAGGACTTTGTGTGCATGTGTAACCTTTGCTACTTCTATTCCATGATTTTACTTTTTGATTTAAAAATTTTTGATCCCATGCATTTGCATGTACACCCGCAAAATATTTGACTGGTGCATTCATAACTCTTTGTTGCCAGTTGTCCTGATATTTCATCTTAACCATGACGTGATAGTTATACATGAATCTATCTTTGCCATCGAAGTCTGGATTCTTTGCAAGTTTTGATATCGCAGCTAAACAAGGTGGACCATCCATAAATTCTTCGTCAACCCCTTCCATGCTTTTGTTTTCTATTTCTTCTGTTATTTCTGTAAGTCTTTCTTTTGTAACCAGGTTTGCACTGATCACTTTCATAAACTGATCTAGCGTAAACGTTGTACCATCAACGTTCAAAGCTTTACGTTCCTCCCCAAAGTATGGTAGATTTATAAACTGCCCTGGTCTTAGTTGACCTGTTTCACTATCTTTTGTTAGCTGTGTTTGTTTTGGAAATATTTCACAGTCTGGTTTTAAATTAAATAAAGATAATAGATTAGATAAAAATGATTTGATGAGAGATGCATCCACCATTTTATCTAGAAATAAAAATAAATGTAGACCACCGCTTTTAGACTCTACAGGTAAAAGAGGTAATTTGTATTGTTGTATGATGTCTATGTAATTTTTCTTGGTAAAATTTTCATAATCTTTTGGATCAATATCTATGACTCCAAATCTAACTAAACCATTTTCTGTGCACGGCTGCACACCGATTGACATCTCACCCTTTAAATGTTGTTGATATATTTCGTCTGTAAGTTCTTCGAAGTTCCATCTGTAAACAGGTTTCTTTTTACCTGTCTCAGAGTCTATGTAGGAATCCTGGTGATTGAAGTCTGCCACACCATAGGCACGCCTGTATCCTGTAAAAAATTCTATATAACTATCCATAACTGTCCGTGCGGGCCACTCAGTCTCCCTCCTGGCCCACACTGTGCACTTATTCTCTTAGAGAATTATATAATGCTACTATCCTTTGGTTTATCTTCGCCATGTTTAGCTTTAACACTTCCTTTAGAAATGTTTTCACTAAACGATTTAGCTTGATCGTACAAAGATGCGTCAGTTATTGGACCAACCTTACTTACTTCCCAACCAAACCACGTACCTTTGTCATTAGACATTTGCGTAGTTTTTAGTTTGTAAATGTGGCTGAAAGATGCTGGCGTGAACATCCCGTTCTTACCATTCAACTTTATTCCAGACATCATTGAATTCCATTTTCTACTAATTTTTAATTGAGTAGATTTCATAGAGATCAACGCTGTCGATGGACTATCTCCCGTTATAATGACAAAGTGCGATGCAGTCTTCTCGATGTAATTACCATTTGGTAATCTATCTTTGTAGTTTGCATCTG